AAGCCAGTCCATTCGTAAGTAGTTCCATTAATTGTTTCTGTCACTGTGGCATTTGGCATGGATATTGAATCACAGTTGCCGCATGAAATGCCAGAACCAGTGACACTGTAGGTATAACCAGAATTGTAGCGAACTTCTCGGATATTTTCTGTGAGATTATTAGTGGTGACACTGCGTGATGTGCTAGTGGCAGAATTAAAATTTGGTACTACAGTTTGAGCATAAGCTGGACTAACAAAAAATATAATCGGCAGATATTTCCACATTAATCAACAGTTAAATCTGTGACGAATTGACCAGTTAAAACAACCCCTGTTCCTGTTCCACCTGTTAGACTCATTGTGTGATGATCTAGAGTAACAGCTGCTGTTCCTACTGAACCAGCGGCAGTTGAAGTTAAATCACTGAAGTTGCCTACTGTTCCGACAGTCGGTGCTGATCCAGCAGTAGCATCACCCTCAAGGTATGACTGAGTGAAGCTAAAGGTTTCACCAGCAGTGGTTTGTGTTGCACTTGGCATGGTTACTGCGGGGACTCCATTCGTAACAGATCCAAAGCCACCAACACTTGCAGCGTCACCGCTTGTAGTAGTTATATTTGTGCCACTTATGCTGTAAGAAGAGCCGATTTTGTCCGCTGATGTTGCGGCACTGAGACTTTCTAATTTGACTGATGATGTGATTGTACTTTGAATATCACAATAGGCAGCTGATGGAATACAGAGTGCAGCTAGTAGTAAGAGCTTTTTCATTTGGTGCTAGGTTTTGGGGACTTATTATCTACTATATTATCTTTTTTCTTTTTTATCGAAAATCCTAGTGAAGCTGTTGAAGCTGAAAAAATACTTGCAATGAATGTCGGGTCAAAATCTACAATCTTTTTACCATTTGGCGGTTCGTAGTATGAGAGGGACAATAGCGTGGCACTCCAAAGAAGAACGCAAACTTTGACAATGGTTTCGACTTTGCTAGGCTCTTGATCTTCCATAACATTAAGGATTCTTGTTTATTACTGGCATATTAGCTATGTTTGGAAAAACAAACAAATCATGTCTAAATTTCTAATTAACCTATTTATCAGGTTCGGAAAATCGGAATCTATCAGAAAAGGTCTTTTGTTAATGTTAAAATCGGCTGCTGAGAAATCAGATAATGACGTTGATGACGCAATAGTGAAGATGATCGAGGAAAAATTATTTCCAGTTAAGTGATGGATATTATCAAGGCTCTTACATCTACTTACAGCCTTGAGGGTGAGTTTGAGGTGCAAAAGTCTATTCAATTTATTGAAAAACTAGAGGACATTGAACTGCTCAAGCCGTATTCAATCAAGCTACTAAAAACAAATGCAAAGCAAGCTCACTTTGTAAGCACTTCACTTGACGTTATAGCTTCACAGCAAGCATATATTTATAAACTAGAAAAACGATTAGACAAGAAAAAAGCGACCTTTTGGGATCGCCTTAGATATATAATGTTTGGGAAGAAATAGAGGTCTTACAGACTTTTATCGCTTACTTATTGAGACATTTGGTGGAGGAAAATATGCTAAACCCCCATTTGCCCCCCAATAAGTCCTCGAAGGGAACTCATATCTTTTTACAAAGTTGATGTGCTGGATTGACACAGTCACAAGCTAGGCAATAAGGGCAATAGACCTCAAAATTGTAAAAGAGCAGCTTTTGACCCTAACAACCGAAGAGCCGTCATGCCTCTACTTATGGGACTAAATCTTTCTCTGTAATATCGAACCACATAGCAGATTCAACAACCATGCCTGTAAGTTCATCTGTTTTTGTAACCTCGCAGAACTCAAAAAGTTTTTTGGTTTCTGGTTCATAAAAGATTTGACCCACATAAGGATTAACAGGAAAAGAAATTAATTTCATAGTTAGAAAGGAAGATCATCTGGTAACTCAGGTTGGTTCGCTGGTACATCTACAGTCCTCTCAGAGGCTTCTTTGTGAGGCATAGGCTGTATTCTGCCAGAGTTGCCCCA